CTTTATATCTATTAGAGAGGATGATGCTTTCCACACATGGGCAGATAATCAACCTAAGTGGGTACAGGATGCTCTCTATGAAAATGTAGATGATGCTAAATCTGTATCTCGTGTTATTGACTTATACAAATCTGATATGGGTATTACTAAAAGTAAAACGTCTTCATCAGATAAAGGCGCAGCGAGTTCTGTAAAGAGTAAACGCTCAGCCGCACCAGAGCCAGAAGACAGTTCATCTTACTTACGTGAGTCACAAATTGCTAAGATGAGCATTAAAGAATACGAGAAGCGTCAAGAAGAAATTATGGACGCTCAACGTAACGGTAAATTTATTTACGATTTATCAAAGAAATAGTTGACATCTGTTTAAAGATGGATACAACTAGGTGCATGTACAGGTTACTTGAACTGCCTGTACATGCTTATAACTAAGCTCTATCCACAAAAAAGAACTACCTCAGACTAAAGGCCCAGCGCTTAACGGATGGCAATCCCTAAAGCAAAGCTGACTACCCTATTAAGAAGAGCCTCTTTAGTTGGTATGAAGCGTATAATGTCACGCCATATCTATAAGGAGATTACACAATGGCTATTACTTCCGCAAGTGGTGGATTTAACGGAAACTTTTCCCCAATTATCTACTCAAAACAAGCACAGATCGCACTTCGTCGTGCAGCTGTAGCTAACGCAATCACTAATAACTCTTACTTTGGTGAGATTGCAAACCAAGGCGATGTTGTTCGCATTCAAAAAGAACCAGATGTGACTGTAAACGCTCTTGAGCGTCACACAGCTATCTCTGTTGAAAAGTTGAATGATGAAGACTTCTCTTTGACTATTGACAAAGCTAACTACTTTGCGTTCAAGATGGATGACATCGAGGACCAATTCTCAAATGTTGACTACGTTAGCCTAGCTGCTGACCGTGCAGCGTTTAAAATGGCTGACTCAATGGACGCAGACATTCTATCATACATGTCAGGTCACACAACTGCAGGTGCTTTCATTACCGCAACATCAGGTGATGCACAGCACGACACAGCTGGAAACCTAACAGGTGAGTTTTTAACTGCTAACCATTTGGACGCAACGGACTTCGGTTCATTGGGTTCTGCTGACTCTGCTTCAACAGCATATGCTAATGGCGATTCAATCCCATTGGCTCCACGTCTTCCAGGCGCAACAGCGTTGTCTACAGCGACTGTTTCACCTTTGACAGTGGTTGCTCGTATGGCACGTCAAATGGATCAAGCAAATGTTGACTCAAGAGGTAGATGGCTGGTATTAGACCCGGTATTTATTGAGATGCTCAAAGACGAAGATTCACGTATGTTGAATGCTGACTTCGGTGGAGCAGGTCTACAAAACGGCTTGGTCTTAAACAACCTACACGGCTTCCGTATTTACCAATCTAACTCACTACCTGCAAAAGGTACAGGGGCTGGAACTTCTGGTGCATTAGCACAAGACGTAAACTTTGGTGTTATCGTAGCTGGTCAAGACGATGCTGTTGCTTCTGCTGAGCAGATCAACAAGGTCGAGAACTATCGTGACCCAGATTCATTCGCTGACATCGTTCGCGGTATGCATCTTTACGGGCGCAAGATTCTTCGCCCAGAAGCATTAGTCACAGCGCACTACAACGCTGCGTAATAAAACTTAATATTGGGGCTGGTTTTATACTAGCCCCTTTATGTACATTTAAAACCTCTTAGGAATTAACATGGCGACTTATATAAATCTAGTGAATGAATTACTTCGTCGTCTTAACGAAGTTGAGATTAGTGAAGCAGACTTTACTACAACTAAAAACGTTCAATCTCTAGCTAAAGATGCTGTTAATTCTTCTATACGTGAAATACTACAAGATGCACAGGAGTGGCCTTTCACTCTAGTAACATATCAACATACGTTATCTTCTGGTACTAGCATATATGATTTCCCTGCTGATTATTCAAAAGCTGATTGGGAAACTTTCTATCTAACAAATGCAGAATCTGCCCACCCTACACACCTACCTAGTATCTCTTACGAAAGTTATGTATCAGAAAAGAGAAGCATAGATGATGTAGCTGGTGTAAGTGGCTATGGTAAGCCTACTACTGTATATAAAACACAGAGCACTAAGTTTGGAGTCACGCCTCCTCCTGATGCTTCTTATGTTATAGAGTATAGCTACTGGAAGTTCCCTGCAGATTTAACACTCAGTGATGACATTTGTATAATACCTGACAGATTTAGACATGTAGTACTTGATGGTGCTATGATGTACTTAATGCACTTTAGATCTAATGAACAGTCTGCACAGTTACATGCGGATAAGTTTAAAAAAGGTATAAAGACTATGCGTAGACTATTAGTAGATACTAAAGATTACCTAAGGTCTACTGTAATAAACCGAGTAGGAAACTCTTTCTATAAGAATGATGTTTAAATGGCAGATAAGCTTAATACATACCTATCAGTTTGTGCTGGAGGATTGATCACTAATGTTGATCCTTTAACCCAAGCTTCAAACTTATCAGGTAGTGCCATACGCATGATAAACTATGAACCTGCTTTAGCTGGTGGTTATCGTCGTGTTAGTGGCTACTCTAATGAATATGGTACTGTTCCAGGGACAGGTGCTGTGCTAGGTGTAGCAGTAAATGGCAACTTAGATGATGGTATATTTGCATGTAGAAAACCTACATCTGGTCACGACTACTTATACAAGTGGCAGGATTCAAGTGATTCTTGGGTAGCTATACCTGAGGTTGGCAATCCTGATATGACTAATGTTAGTAAAATAAGATTTACTAGCTTTAACTGGGCAGGTGAAGTATTACTTCTTACGGATGGAGTAAACCCTGCATCTGCATATAATGGTACTGCATACTCACAGATAACACACGCACAAGCTCCAAATGACCCTAAATATTCTGAAGAGTTTGCATCTCACATTTTTCTGTGTGGTGATTCCTCTGAACCATATAATATATATTTTAGTGCTCCTCTAAACTACTCTGACTTTAGCCCTGCAAATGGTGCTGGTGTTATTAATGTAGGTTATACTATAACAGCTATTAAAAAGTTCCGTAACCAATTATATATCTTTGGTGCTAACAATATTAAAAGGCTGACAGGTAATAATGCAGCTAACTTTGTCTTAGAGAATGTTACTTCAAATATGGGTTGCCTTGCTCCTGATTCTGTAGTAGAATTTGGTGGTGACTTACTTTTCTTAGGACCTGATGGTATACGTCCTATTTCTGGTACTGATAAAATTGGTGATGTTGAACTTGCTACTGTGTCTAAAGAAATACAGTCTATCTTCGATAACTACTATTTATCAGAACAGATAACAGACATTTCTATTGTGGTACTTAGGAAGAAGTCACAGTTTAGATTCTTCTTTAAGAATGACTCATCTCTATCTTTAATAGGTGGTATACGTAAGAGTCAGAATAAACAGAGTATCTTTGAGTATAGTCAGTTGATTGGTATAGAAGCTAACTGCGTTGATAGTGGATATATAGGACAGTTTGAACACGTAATACACGGTGATGGTTCTGGTAAAGTACATCGCCAAGAAAGAGGTAATAGTTTTGATGGACAAGATATATTTAGTCTATATCAAAGCCCTTACTTTTACATGGAAGATCCAGAGGTACGTAAGGTAGTGCATAAAGTAAATACATACCTTAAGTCTGAAGGTAACACAGAAGTATTTGTTGGTGTATCGTATGATTATGATGATACAAATACAGTAAGCCCAACAAACTATGAGTTTACTACAGAGGGAGCTGCTTCCATTTATGGTACAGCTATATATGGAGCAGGTGGTATATATGATGGTAACCCATCCCCTAAAACTCTTACCAACATATCTGGGTCAGGTAATTCTGTTTCAGTGAATTATGTTACAAACAATACAAATGCAAGTCATACTATACAGGCAATAGCCTTGACGTATGAGACAGCCGACAGGAGATAATACTTTGGCAGGTTACGTAAGACAGTCTATAGCAGACATAGTACCAACAGCTACACTTCGTGCAGCACCTATTAACGCTGAGTATAACAAACTCCGTGATGCATTTGCTGTATCAAGTGGACACAAGCATGATGGCTCAACAGGAGAAGGTGGATACATTCCACTTATCGGTGATGTTGATGCGCTAAACAAAGTTGTTATAAACACTAACAATAATACAGTTGGTGTATTCGTAGAAGTATCCTCAGCTGCTGTAGAACAAGTACGTTTCCAAGATGGTGTTATACTTCCAGTTACAACTAATGATATTGACTTAGGTTCAAGCTCAGCTAAGTTTAAAGATTTACACTTACAAGGTACAGCCACACTAGCTACTGTAGATATTAATGCAGGTAATATTGATGGTACTATCTTAGGTGCTTCAACACCTACAACTGCTACATTCACAAGTGCTACACTAAACAATAACTTGAGTGTTACAGGTACATCAACACTTACAGGCACTACAACTATTACATCCGTAGACCTTAACTCTGGAGCTATTGATAATGCCACTATAGGTTCAGCTACACCAGCGGCAGGTACATTTACGACACTTAATGCCAACACTTCTTTAGTAGCCGCTACAGCCGATATTAATGGTGGTACGATAGATGGAGCTGCACTAGGTGCGTCAGTACCAAGCACAGGCTCATTCACTACACTAGGTGCCTCAGGTACATCAACACTTGCTACTGTAGACATTAACGGTGGTAACATCGATGGTACTATTATAGGTGCTTCTGCAACAGCCGCAGGTAGCTTCACAACGCTATCTACAACAGGCCAAGCTACCCTAGCTACTGCAGACATCAATGGTGGCTCTATAGATGGTTCTACAATAGGTGCATCATCTGCATCCACTGGTGCATTTACTACACTAACTTCATCAGGTGGTATCACAGGTAATATTACTGGTAACGTAACTGGTAATACTGCTGGTGTTCATACAGGAAATGTAACAGGTAACGTCACTGGTAATCTAACTGGTAACGTAACAGCAGGTTCTGGTACATCTACATTCACTAACGTAACTATTGATGGTACGTTAAACATGAATGCTGGTACATCAGCTACTATACAAAATCTTACTGCTCCAACTAATGATCTTGATGCCGCAACTAAGAAGTATGTAGATGATGAAATATCTACGTTGATTGGTGATGCAGGTGCAGGGCTAGATACACTAGGTGAACTAGCTGATGCTCTAAATGATGATGATGCATTCAGCACTACAGTAACTAACTCCATTGCGACTAAACTACCAAAAGCTGGTGGCACAATGACAGGTGCTATCGCAATGAGTACCAACAAGATTACAGGTGCAGGTGATCCTACATCAGCACAAGACGTAGCAACTAAAGCATATACAGATGCACAGAGAGATACCCGTGTAGCTAAGACAGGTGATACAATGTCTGGTGCATTAGCTATGGGTAACAATAAGATCACTGGTCTTGCTACACCTACTGCTGGTACTGATGTTACTAATAAAACGTATGTAGATGGTATCTTAGGTTCAGCTACTGTCGCCGCTACTTCAGCTACGAATGCCGCTACAAGTGAAACCAATGCGGCTACTTCAGCTACTGCGGCAAGTAACTCTGCAACATCTGCGGCTACAAGTGCTACTAATGCCGCAGCTTCCTATGACAACTTTGATGATAGATACTTAGGTGCTAAGTCATCTGCTCCTACAGTAGACAATGATGGTGATGCTCTTATCACAGGTGCATTATACTTTAACAGCACAACTAACATTATGAACGTATACGGTTCTGGTGGTTGGCAGTCAGCAGGTTCTGCGGTTAATGGTACATCAGAACGTACCACATATACAGCTACGGCAGGTCAAACAGTATTTGCCGCTACATATGATACTGGCTATATTGATGTGTATCTCAATGGTGTTAAACTATTAGTTGGCACAGACTTCACAGCTACAAATGGTACAAGCATCACATTAGCATCAGGTGCATCAGTAAATGATGTAGTTGATATTGTAGCTTATGGTACGTTTGTATTAGCAGATCATTATACTAAGACTGCATCAGATGCACGTTATGTTGAAGTTGCTGGCGATACCATGACGGGTAACTTGTCATTCGGTGACAACGACAAAGCCATCTTCGGTGCTGGGTCTGACCTACAGATTTACCATGATGGGTCTAATAGCTATGTTGATGATGCAGGTACTGGAAATTTATATGTTCGTGGCAATGATGTTATTATCGGTAAATATACAGGTGAAACTTATCTGTTTGGAAATGCCGATGGTGAAGTTAGAATATATCACGATGGCAATCAGAAGTTTCAAACAACATCAACAGGTATTGACGTTACAGGAACAACTGTAACAGATGGTTTAACTGTTAATAGTGGCGATACTTCATCTTTCCTAACAATTAGAAATGGCAGTAACAGTTCTTTCACAAAGTTATATTCTGATTTGAACGGAGTTACAATATTAGATGTGGATGCTACTAACTCAGGTTCATCCCCAAGATTTCAAATAGATGTAAGCGAGGTTCAGGCATTAAGAATTACAGAAGGCGGCGACATCAGCTTCTACGAGGACACAGGCACAACTGCTAAGTTCTTCTGGGATGCGAGTTCTGAACGTCTTGGTATTGGGACGAGTTCGCCTAGTGATGCTCTTTCAGTGTTTACATCTGCTGACAACGGCAACAACTCATCCTATACGCAAGCTGAAATATCTTTCGGTAATGCCGCTTATCCAGTTACTATAGGCTCTTATCGTTACGGCGGCTCATACCTTAACGGAATTGACTTTTATTACAATAATGGAAGCCCCCAACTTGGTATGCGCATCGACTCATCAGGCAACTTGTTGGTGGGTAAGTCGAGTGCTTCTTACAGTACAGAAGGTCAAGAGTTTAGGGCGAATGGAGCTACGGTTTTAGGACGTTCTGGAGCTGAACCTCTAAATCTAAATAGAATTGGTAGTGATGGTGGCATTCTAAACTTTAACAAAGACGGCACAACTGTAGGTAGTATTGGTGTAAGGAGTAATGACATTCTTTATACTGCCACTGCAGATAATGCAGGGCAAAAGTGGGATGGAGACAACCAGAGAATTGACCCATGTAACGCAGATGGAAGTACAAGAGATGGCCTTTTAGATTTAGGACACAATACAGGCCGCTACAAAGACCTCTACCTATCAGGCGGTGTCTACCTCGGCGGTACTGGGTCGGCTAATAAGTTGAGTGATTATGAAGAGGGCAACTTTAGCCCTTCTTTAATAGGCTCTATAAGTGGATCATATGAATCTACAAATTTAGGCCGCTATACAAAAGTAGGCAGGGCAGTGTATGTGCAAATGTCTTTTAATAACATAGCAACAACTGCTGTTTCAGGTAATCTTTCAATTACAGGCTTACCATATTCTACAAGTAGTGTAGATTGCGTTGATATGTACCATCCAATGCAGGTTTACAACCTCAACTGGCCAGCTACCGCAAAAGCAGTTTATGTGTTTCAATCTAGTAGTTCTGGGAGTTCCAATTTGGAACTTTTTTATAGCAGAGATGCTGCTGCAAGTATTGCACTCTCAAATGCTGATTTAACTGGAACATATTTAAGATTAGCTTTTACTTACAACACTGCGGCATAACTATACGCCTAGTGGATTCTAGGCATAGACAGGTGGCAATCACGCCACGATAAAAACAGGAGGCCAATATGGCACTTACAGAAACACAAGTAGAAGATAAGATTGAAGTCGTAGGAGATTACAAGCATGTGCAAGTTCGTACAGCTACAGTGATAGCTAGAGATGGCACAGAGATTAGTCGCTCATTCCATCGTCACGTCTTAACTTGCTCAACTAAATCAGATGATACATGGGGTGACACTGACATCTCAGGTGAGTCAACAGAAGTACAAGCTATCTGTAGCGCAGTTTGGACAAGTGCAGTGAAGACTGCATACCAGACAGCTATGGATGCACAAACCAACCCCTAACCAAAAACTTAAAGGAGTTTATAATGGGAAAAACAGAAAAAAACCCAACTATAACGGTAAATGATAAAGAATACGAAATTGATAATATGACTGATCAGCAAAAGACTATGATCAACCATATCACCGACTTAGATCGAAAGATTTCTACAACGCAATTTAACCTAGATCAGCTAGGCATTGGTAGAGAAGCTTTCGTCAAAATGCTTGCAACTTCCCTGGAAGAACCAGCCGTAGAAGAAGCAGCTTAATATTATAATAAGAGGGATTAGCCACAATGAGTAAGGCAAGAGTTTTAGCCAATTTAATATCTGACAATGCTGAACTAGCAGATGGACAGATTTCTGTTGCGGAAGTTGTTGGTGCTGCACCCACGGCTAGTCCCACATTCACTGGCACAACTACTGTTAACGGTAATGTTTCAGTAGACGGCGGCACGATCAAGCTAGACGGAAACTATCCTGTTGGTACAGACAACGTGGCGTTGGGTGATACTGCGTTGGATAGCTTAACTTCTGGTGGAAACAACACTGCGGTAGGTGGTGTATCATTAACTGCACTTACAACAGGGAATAACAATCATGCGTTTGGTCATGGTGCATTGCAATCAAATGTATCTGGCGGTGAAAACGTAGCCATTGGCCGCCTTGCGTTACAGGCAAACACTGCGTCAGCTAACACTGCTGTTGGTCACAATGCTGGGTATAACAACACCACGGGGGCTAACAATACAGCCATTGGTTATGCTTCTCTAGTGAACAACACCACCGCATCCAACAACACAGCAGTTGGGTATCAATCCCTTTACGCTAATACAGGTGTAGATAACTCTGCACTTGGTTATCAATCATTATGGGCTAATACAACGGGTGTAGACAATAGTGCCTTTGGTCGATCTGCACTTGCTTTAAATACTACAGGACGTGATAATAATGCTTTTGGGTATACTGCACTATATGCTAATACAACAGGTAACTATAATGTAGCTTTAGGTAAAGAAGCACTACGCTTCAACACCACTGCATCAGAGAACACAGCAGTTGGTAGACAGTCTCTTTACACAAATACAACAGGAGCGTTAAATGTTGCTTTAGGAAGCACTGCGCTTTACTTTAACACAACAGGAAGCAATAATGTTGGTATAGGCCCATATGCTTTATATGGAAACACCACCGCATCTAACAACACGGCAGTGGGGTATCAAGCATCATATAGTAGCACTGAGACAGGTGGCAACACTGCCGTTGGTTACCAATCACTCTATGCAAGCACTGGCAGCGATAACTCTGCGGTAGGTATTCGTTCTTTAACAAGTAACACAACTGGCACAAAAAACACTGCGTTGGGGTATGATGCACTCCGCTCCAACACTACCGCCTCCCGCAACACAGCGGTTGGTTATCAGGCAGGGTATAGTAATACTACTGGCGATTTACTTGTAGCTGTTGGTACGGGTGCTTTATATTCAAACACCACAGGGTCTAATAATACAGCAGTTGGTATGGATGCTTTAAGCAAAAACACTACAGGTATTCGTAATACTGCTTTAGGTAGGACAGCTTTACAAGAAAACACGACAGCAAATGACAACACTTCAGCGGGTTATTTTTCTATGTACCGAAATACCACAGGCCAATTAAATACGGCATTTGGTTCGGATGCTTTAAAAGAAAACACGACAGGTTCTAATAATGTTAGTTTAGGTTATAGGTCACTCTACTCAAACACCACCGCAAGTAACAACACTGCCGTGGGGTATCAGTCGCTTTTAACTAATACTACGGGTACTCAAAACGTATCAGTCGGCTATCAAGCTCTTTACAGCAATACAACTAATGGAGACAACACTGCGGTTGGCTTCCGTGCGGGTCGCAGTAACACAACTGGTTATCGGCTTACGGCAATTGGCTATGATGCAGCTTATAGCCACACAACAGGCATTGCTAATGTTTCTCTCGGTTATCGTGCGGGATATAGCAATCAAACCAGCAATGACAATGTGGCGATTGGTTCAGATGCACTCTATCACAACACAGCTGGAAATAACACAGGTGTTGGTTCTGGCGCATTAAGTAGCAACACAAGCGGTACAGCGAATGTTGGATTAGGTCGTGCTACTCTCAACAGCCTCACCACTGCAAACCATAACACAGGTGTTGGTAGAGAGGCTGGGTTTGCAGTTACTACTGGTACTGAAAACGTAGTAGTTGGATCGGATGCTTTACGTTTTTGCACTACGGGCAGTTACAACACAGTAGTGGGTAAACAAGCTCATTTTAGCGGTAATGGTAGCCATAATACTTGCATAGGAAGAACTGCTGGCTTAGTCTTGTCAGGCAGTCTTGGTTCTAACACATTCATAGGCTCTGGCGCTGGGCGTGAAATAACAACTGGCGCTAAAAACTCCATCATTGGTTCATATGGCGGCAACCAAGGCGGCCTAGACATCCGCACATTAAGCAACCTCATCGTGTTGTCTGATGGGGATGGTAATCCTAGGGTTCATATTGATAGTTCAGGTGCAGTTCTTATTGGCACAGGGTTTGCTACTACAGGTGGAAGTTCAGGTATAAAGATTAATTCTACCGGAGCTGGGATACAGACAAAAGCTGGGACATCAGGATTTCACTACCACAATCGTTTTTATAATTCCAATGGACAAGTTGGTTATATATCCACTCAAAATAGTGCTACAAACTACAACACATCCTCAGACTACAGGCTTAAAGAAAACGTAAACTACACTTGGGATGCTACAACTAGATTAAAGCAACTCAAGCCAGCAAGGTTTAACTTCATAGCTGACGCTGACACTACAGTTGATGGTTTCTTAGCACATGAAGCACAAGCAGTTGTACCAGAAGCAGTACATGGAACGCACAACGAAGTTGATGAAGATGGCAATGCAGTAATGCAGGGTATAGATCAGTCTAAACTTGTACCACTATTAGTAAAAACAATCCAAGAGCTAGAGGCTCGTATTACAGCTTTAGAAGGAGCATAACCAATGGATGAATTAACAGCAGAACAAATCGCACAGAACTACTCAGCAATGGGTGACTCAGTTGCACTTATCAATGACGTGATAGCAGGGAATGCTATGGCAGATGATGATGCAGCAGATCGACAAGACTGTGTGGATCGTAATACTCAGCACCTAGAATTAATGGTAGCTAAAGATTACTGGACATCAGAAGATATGACAGCAGCAAATGCGGCTGTTACAGCAGGAAATGGATATACAGCTTCTTAGTATTATCCTTATAAATACAATAAAGATACACTAAGGAAATAGTATGGCTAATCCAAATTCAAGAGATACACTTATAGAGTACTGCTTACGCAGACTAGGTGATCCTGTGATTGAGATCAATGTTGATCCTGATCAGCAAGAAGATCGTGTTGATGAAGCATTGCAATACTATCAAGAGTTTCACTCAGATGCTACTATGAGAACGTTTCTTAAGCATCAAGTTACAGCTGATGATGTTACTAATGAGTATATCACTCTGAGTTCTAATGTACAATTCGTATCTAGAATGTTCTCTGTTGATGGTGGTACCATGACAAGAAACTTCTTTGATGTTAAGTACCAATTACATCTAAACGATATTGCAAACATGCACAGCTATATTGGTGACCTTGCATACTACGAACAAATGCAACAATACCTCTCATTACTCGATATGAGAATGAATGGTAACCCTCAAGTTAATTTTGTACGTAAACAGAATAGACTTTATATTCACGGTGAGTTTGCTAACAAAGATATTAAACAAGGTGATTATATTATCATTGAGATCTATGAAGTTATCGATGCTAATACTCACACCAAAGTATATAATGATATGTGGTTAAAAGAATATACGACAGCTCTTATCAAACAGCAATGGGGTGCTAACCTTATGAAGTTTGAGGGTATGCAATTACCAGGTGGTGTTATGTTAAACGGTCGTCAATTGTATGATGATGCAACTGGTGATATAGATCGTCTGAGAGAATCAATCAGACTAGAACATGAGATGCCAGCAGACTTCTTTGTAGGATAAAAAATGGCTACTAATCCATATTTCAGTCAATCAGTAAGATCAGAACAGAGTCTATTCGAGGATATTGTAATAGAGTCATTAAAGATGTATGGTCAAGATATATACTATCTACCAAGAGATATTGTTAACGAAGATAGAATCT